TGATTTGAGTTAGAAATCACAACTATTAGTCATTTCCCCATCTTACGAACTATTTATTTTTGATAAGTCATCAGATTTGGAGTAATTCTATGTCTTCACTATTAGAAGAAGCGATTGTAGACGCTAAAGCCCTTAAGGAAGCAGCCCTTAAAAACGCGGAAAATGCCGTATTGGAGCGCTATTCCGGGGAAGTTAAAACTGCCCTGGATACCTTATTAGAGCAGGAAGATGCTCTCGGCGGCGACGAGTCGGATCCCAAGCTTATGGAGTTTGCTGACGACATTCCTATGGCATTTGCTACTGAAGAGCTCGACGGACCCAAGCCCGATGAAATTATTGAAATTGACTTCGATGCGCTCAAGCAGAGACTTGAAGAAGAGGAAGAGGTTGTTGAGGGTTCAGACATGATTGATGCTACGGCTATGGCTGATGAGATTGCTTTAGAAGAGGGCGAAGTGGGTGTGAGCGACGTCGATGACGAGCAACCCGGCGTCGCCGACCTCAGTGGCCCGGACCAAGTAAATGCGCGCAATGATGCCAAAGAGGATGAAGATCCCGAATCCCGCGCAGCGCCTTCGACGCTGTCGGAGGACGAGGATATCAACCTCACCGAAGAAATGCTAGACGATCTTATTGAAGAACTCGTCGTAGATATGGTTCCTCGCCCACAAGGCTGGTCATCCGTTAACTCGGCTGATAACAGCATTATACAGGCAAACAACGATGCCATGGGAGCCGCGCAGGCTGCCCACCTTGAAGAAGAAGAGATTGAGGAAGAAGTAGAGACGGCCCCCGATGTTGTATCGGACGCGGCCCTCAACGAGACCAAAATATCTAAACTTACAGAATCTAACCGAGAGCTTCGTGCTCTCATTATAGAAGCCAAGTCACAGCTTACTAAGCTGAACTTGGACAACGCCAAGCTTGTTTATCAAAACAAGGCTTTGAATAGCGCCTCCTTGAATGAGCGACAAAAGAATCAAATTGTCGAAGCTGTTCAGTCTGCCAATTCTGTTGAAGAAACGGGTATGATTTTTGAAACGATTCAAAACGCAGTGGGGTCAGCGCCAGATCAGCGCACACGACCACAGACACTTCGTGAAGCAGTTCAAAGACCTACATCATTATTACTCAACTCTAAGAAAAACAACGAGGCAACACGCGATCCTAAGATGGGTCGCATGCTGCGTTTAGCAGGTTTGAATAAATGACATTCAACAACAAATATTAGGAGGTTATAAAATGTCTATTGTACAGAAATTAACCGAAGGTATTGTGAACCGCGATCTTTCCGCTGAGGGCTCCGCCCTTATTAATAAGTGGGAGAACACAGGTCTTCTTGAAGGACTAGGTGATGATACAGTTCGGAACGGAATGGCCCGATTGCTTGAGAACCAGGCAAAAGAGCTTCTCCGTGAGTCGTCCAGCATGAATGCTGGTGACGTCGAGGGTTTTGCAGCTGTTGCATTCCCCCTCGTTCGCCGAGTATTCGGCAATCTGATCGCCAACGATCTCGTTAGCGTTCAGCCGATGAGTCTCCCAAGTGGCCTCATCTTCTTCCTTGACTTCACAGTTTCGGCAGAAATTGGTGCGGATAGTACCGCTCCAAACCCACGCCTCGGTTACCCCGTCAACAGTTCGCTGTACGGTGGTGGCGTGGTTGGTTCGCAGATCACCGGTGGCGTCAAGCTTACTGGTTCGTATGTGGCTTCTGGCCCCTATGCCTTGAACAACGGTTACTCGTCTCCGACGGGATCCACCGCTGCTCTCGCTGCCGGTTTCATTACCGCCCAGGCTTCTGGTACAGTTGGCCTGAATGGTGCTATCAACTGGGGCGCTGATGTGGGTACCGGTCTCAACACCGCGGCATATGAAGTTGCCAACATTCTGCAGTTCGATCCGGATATCGTTTCCGGGACGACCTTCTGTGTTGGTACGTCCACGCTCGCGCGCTTGACCGACCAGCAGTTTAACACGCAAGACTTCGTCGCGTGTCGACTGTCGCTCGCCTCAAACGCGGCCCTCACCAATGGCGTCCAAGCTCGTCGCCTTACACGTGAAGACCCCGAAGACTCGGATAATGTCCTTTGGACACTGGTTGGTGTTGGTTCGGATACTCCGGCTCAGCTAGCAGCGGTCTTCGATAGCGCAGCTGTTTCTGCGTCGTTCCCGATCGTCGATGACTTCCAGTCAGGTGGCGCTCTTGGCTCTGTCAAGGGTGATCCTATCTGGGGACTTGAGGGTAATGCCGAGATCCCAGAGATCGACATCAAGGTCGACTCGATTGCCGTTACGGCGATCACCAAGAAGCTCAAGGCTAAGTGGACCCCGGAGTTAGGACAAGATCTTAACGCCTACCACAACCTTGATGCAGAGGTCGAGCTTACTCAGATTCTGTCTGAGCAGATCGCTCTCGAAATCGATCGCGAGATCCTTGAGGACCTCGTTCGTGGTGCCAAGGCTGGCGTCCGTTACTGGTCACGCGCTCCAGGAGACTTCCTGAATCGTGAGACTGGTGCTGCCGTCGGTACAGGTACCGTCGCCCCTGACTTCACGGGTAACGTGAGTGAGTGGTATGAGACCCTCATTGAGACCATCAATGATGTCTCGGCACAGATCCACCGGAAGACTCTCCGTGGTGCTGCCAACTTCGTCGTCTGCGGACCTGAAGTTGCCAACGTCCTTGAGTTCACCGCTGGCTTCCGTGCCAATGTGACTGCTGATAGCGATCGCGGAGACGCGGGTGCTGTTAAGGTTGGTTCGCTTTCGAAGAAGTTCGACATTATTGTCGATCCTTACTTCCCGCGTGAGTTGCTCCTAGTGGGCCGTCGTGGAAGTAGCTTCCTTGAGAGTGGTTATGTGTATGCACCTTATGTGCCGCTGCAGACCACACCGACGATCTTCGGTGTTGAAGACTTCGTGCCTCGCAAGGGCGTGATGACTCGATATGCCAAGAAGATGGTTCGTCCAGATATGTATGGACTAGTTGTTGTCAAAGACCTAGTTTAATAGTAACTGACGTAAGGTCAAAATAGTTAAAGCCCCGTCTCTTTTGAGGCGGGGCTTTCTATTTAGTATTGAATCAATCGAGGAAAGTTAAATGGCAGTCCCTAAATTAAACCCCGCGTCAACATCAAACTCTAACATCTTACCAGTTACTGGAAATGTTCTTAATGTCGCCGCAACGCTGCCGTTCGGCATGTATGCGAGCTCGGCTACATTCTTATCTGGTGCATCTGATCAGGTGGCCTATACCTATAAGAAACTAGGGGGTGATGTTCTAGATATTGAAATAACACAGGGGAATGTTTATGCCGCATATGAAGAGGCTGTTTTAGAATATTCGTATTTGGTAAACCTACACCAAGGCAAAAGTTCGTTATCTAGCTTCCTCGGCGCGGCTACTGCCTCCTTCGATCAGGACGGACAGATTGTAAGCGGTTCTTCTTTGTCTGGCTCCAATATAGCTACACGCTATCCTCGATATGATTATGGATATATTCGCCGGGTCTCAGAAGGCTTGGCAACGGAAACGGGAATGGGCGGGGTGACACCTATCTATTCTGCTTCTATAGACAGAGTTGCAGCAGTACAAGATTATGATCTACAGACTATCATCTCAGCCTCCTCCTTCTCCGACGCAACGGTCCCCTATTACGGAAAAGTAAAAGACAAAAGAGTCGTTATTCGTAAAGTGTTCTTTAAAACCCCACGCGCAATGTGGCGTTTCTATGGATACTATGGTGGCTTTTCAGTTGTTGGAAATATGCGTACCTATGGACAATATGCTGACGATTCTACTTTTGAAATTGTGCCCACGTGGCAGAACAAGCTCCAGGCCATGGCCTATGAAGATGCGCTGTGGACAAGAATTTCTCACTACTCTTACGAGATCAAGGATAACATGCTGCGTCTTTACCCGCAGCCAGATGCCACAAGTCCCAAGAAATTTTGGGTACAATTTACGATTGATAACGAGTATAATCCTTGGGATAATACGCCACGTGGAAACAACGGCGCGGACGGGGTTAACAATCTTAACACGCTCCCGTTCCAGAATATTCCCTATGAGAACATAAACTCAATTGGTAAACAGTGGATCCGGAGGTTTGCTCTGGCCCTTACAAAAGAGATGCTCGGCCAAGTGCGGGGTAAATTCGCGACCGTCCCGATTCCTGGTGAGAGTGTGACGATGAATGCTGATGCGTTGCTTGGCCAAGCCAAAGCCGAACAGGATTTATTACGAGATGAGCTGAAGACCCTTCTGGACGAGCTGACATACGACAAGCTCGCGACCACCGACTCTACCCTACAGGACTCAACCAAGAAGGTATTGGAGAATGTCCCGGCCGGCATTTTTGTGGGATAGATAAATGTCTAGAAGCAAGCGCACACAAGAACAGATTGAAGATACCAAAGCAAATGAGTATGACTATGTTGGAGACAAAGAGGTCGCCAGTCATTTAGAAGAAATTGAATTTGCTCCCTCTACACTAGAAACCATTGACGGAGCCATGCTCCGGTTTATAGATGAGGAGTTAAATCTTTCGACATCCACCAACCGCGGTTTTAAAAAAGTCCCAGTATTGTGGGTAACTGCCGAACGTGCCTATCAAATTAAACATAATAAAGATTTGCGCGATGGTGAAGAAACCTTAGTGTTACCTTTAATGACGGTTCATCGAGCCACGGTGACCAAGGAGCCAAACTTTCGAGGAACGGTATGGGCTAATTTATATCCCACCCCGGACGCTAAAGGCGGTGTTATTACAATTGCCCGCGAACTTAATCAAAAGAAGACAGCTGAATTTGAGAACGCCATGGCTAATCGTAAATATGGTGGCACCACTAAGGATGTGGCCGCCAAAGGCAAGAATACCAATCAGCGCCAACACAAGACTAATACAGGAAAGACCGTTTATGAAACGGTGACCATTCCACTGCCAGTGTGGGTTAAGGTTTCCTATCAAATTAATTTGAGAACCGAGTATCAGCAGCAACTCAATACCCTCATAACTCCATTTTTTACTATTGCCGGCAACTCAAGAATGCCAAAGAGGATTGAGAACGAAGGACACTCTTATGAGGTATTTATTGAAGGTTCGTTCACCAATGGTTCCAACGATGCCAATTTGGGTATGGCCCAAAGAAATTACGAAAGCAGCATCAATATCGAAGTACTGGGATACTTGGTTGGTGAGGGCGAAAACCAGGAAAAGCCTAAGATTGTCCGTCGCCAAAATGCTGTTGAATTTAAGATTGGTCGCGAAAGAACAATAGTGGGAGATATTCCTCGAACTATTAAAGACGGATTTTACAGAGAATAATACCATTCCAACTATTTAACACTATTTACTTTGAACATTTTCACAATGTAGGAGAACACAACTAATGTCAGTTAAAAAGTTTAGATTCGTATCACCGGGAGTTTTCGTCAATGAAATTGACAATTCCCAAATTCCAGCCACACCTGCTGGCATCGGCCCGGTCGTCATTGGCCGCGCCTTAAAAGGTCCAGCCCTCCGGCCTGTCACGGTTAACTCATTTGAAGAGTTCGTTAATACGTTTGGAACGCCCGCCCCCGGTGGCGCCGGCGACGACGTTTGGCGCGAAGGCACTGACAAATCCGCCACTACCTATGGCATGTATGCCGCGCAGGCGTACCTGAAGAACAGTTCTCCACTGACCTACATTCGACTCCTTGGCGCACAGACCACTGCTGACGGTGGCCCATCTGGCGCTCCCGGCGAAGCCGGCTGGAGTTCAAACAAGGCTTATGGTCTTGTCATTTGTCACGGTGGCCCAGTTGACGTTCGCGTCGACGACTCGGATTTCGTCGGCGCCCTCGCTGCTGTCTTTTATGCCGATGCTGGTACAGCACTTGCCCTTAGCGGAACTATGATTCACTCCGGCACCACCGGAATTGCTTTGGCGTCGTCGACGGTCACCAGCAAGACAATATCCACTGCAGTTGGTCTTATTGCCGATACTGGCACGAACTACGAGTTTGTGCTTAGCGACGGCTCGAACAAAACGACGTTCAACTTCAACGAGAATAGCTCGCGCTATATCCGCAAGGTGTTCAACACTAACCCACAGAAAACCAACTCGCGGATTTCTACGACTACAGACACCTTTTTCTTGGGTGAGTCGTTTGATCGCCACCTCAAGGCTAATATCACTGCAGCTGAGATTTCGGATAGCGTCATAGGACAGTCCTTTGCGGCAATTATCCCGTTGACGGACGGCACCAACTCCGGAGCAGATTACTTAGGACACTCGGTCCAGAGCGCCCGTGCGCCTATTATCATTTCTAACCGTACTTCATTAGTTTCTGGCTCTACTTCGGGAGTACAGAATCTGTTTACTCTTCATGCTCTGAGTGATCCGGGCGACTGGAGCAACCGGAACCTTAAGATCTCTATTCAGGAAATCAAGCGTTCTGCTAATGATGCATATGCCTATGGTACATTTAGTGTTGTGGTGCGCTCTCTAAGTGATTCCGATAACACCGTTCGTGTCATCGAGCAGTTTGATGAATGCGACCTAAACCCTGATTCCCTCAACTACGTTGCCCGCAAGATCGGAGACAAGTTCTCGCAATGGTCTGAAGAAGAGCGACGTTACACGCAGAAGGGTGACTGGCCCAATAACTCCAAGTACATCCGCGTCGAAATGAACAGCGACGTCGACGCCGGCATGGTTTCGGCAGAACTCCTTCCGTTTGGTTTCCAGGGAATGGTTAAGTACAACGACGAGGAGATCAACTCTCTGCTCGCCACCAACTCTACATCAGGCAACTGGATCTCGGGATCCGATGGACTCGGCGGCGGCCTCAATCTCGGCGAAGCCGCGGCCGCTATCCCGTGGACTACGGGCTCTGTCTTGGCGCTCTCTGGCACCGCGGAAAATGTCAACATTAAGGTTAAGGTTTACTATCCAGCCCCAGAATTCCGCGTGAGCGCATCTGCAGGCAACCTAAGCAACAAGACTGACGCTTACTTCGGCTACCAGACTACTCCAAGCCAAGGCAGCACACGCTTCGACAAGTCGAACATCGACCTTCTTCGCCCCCGCGGCGGAATCGTTGGGTCTATGTTCTCTGGCTTCACCGCCAAAGAAGAGCGCTCTGTCGAGTTTACTCTTGACGACCTCGGCGGCACCGGCGCCCTTCAGGGCCTCTGGGTGAGTGGATCTCATACCTCGGTACCGAGCCGATTCGGCGCCGGCCAGTTTGAGTCCTACACCCTGGTCTCCGGAGCAGTCTCTGGCGTGCTCGACCGCGGTTATGACCGCTTCACGGTCCCAATGTACGGCGGCTTCGACGGCGTTAACATCAAGGAAATGGATCCGTTCAACAGCAGTGCCACAACACTGCCCTCGACGGCCACAGATCTTAACAACTACGTATTTAACTCGGTTCGACGCGCAATGGACTCTATCGCAGATCCAGAAGTCGTTGAGATGAACCTTGCCACGGTCCCAGGACTTCGCCAGGAAGGATTGACAACCAATCTTGTCAACATTTGCGAAGACCGGGCTGACGCATTGGCCATTATCGATCTACCTCAGGGTTATATCCCGCGCGAAAACAGCGATGCTTCGGCAGCGACTCGACGCGCCAACACCTCAAGCGAGATTGCAGCGGCTGTTAATGGACTCCGCAATCGAGGATTGAATTCCTCTTATGGTTGCACATTCTACCCTTGGCTTCGAGCACGTGACACCCTTAATGGTGCACACATCTGGCTCCCGCCTTCGGTCGCCGCTCTCGGCACCTTCTCTAGCTCCCAGCGCAAGACGCAGGTCTGGTTCGCACCAGCCGGCTTCAACCGCGGCGGCTTAACAGAAGGCTCCGCAGGCCTTCCGATCATCGATGTGGCCCACCAGCTACGCCGACAGGACCGAGATAAGCTCTATGACGCAAACGTAAACCCGATCGCTAAGTTCCCCGCAGAGGGCATCGTGATCTTCGGTCAGAAAACGCTGCAGGTTACAGCCTCGGCTCTGGACCGCATTAACGTCCGTCGCCTGATGATCTTCGTGAAGAAGCGCATCTCGCAGATGGCAAACCAGATCCTATTTGATCCAAACATTCAGGTCACCTGGGATCGATTCACGGCTATCGTCAATCCATTCTTGTCTTCCGTAAAGGCCAATTTTGGTCTCTCCGACTTCAAGGTGGTGCTCGATAGTACTACGACAACTCCCGATCTGGTCGATCGCAACATCATGTACGCCCAGATCTTCCTGAAGCCCACCCGCGCTATCGAATTCATCGCGATTGACTTCAATATTACAAGAACGGGAGCATCATTCGTAGATTAAAAAATAAAGCGGGGGGGTTTGTCCCTCCCGCACTATTTAAATTAGATCTAACAGGAGACTAAACCCATGGCATTTTGGAATGAAGCAGCATCAGAACCGCGCAGAGCACATAGATTTTTATTGAATCTTCCCCTTTTGGGAGTCGCCGGCGAAAACACGGCCTATAAACAATATTTAGCCAAGACGGTTACAAAACCCGCCTACACTGTCTCCGAGACTGAACACAAGTTCCTTGGGAACACATACTACTACCCCGGAGCAGTTACATGGGACGCAGTTACTGTCCAACTCGTCAACGCTGTAGATCCGGATGGTAATGAGCTTCTGTACACGGCCTTGTATGAATCAGGCTACCTGGACCCGTCTCAACAGGGTGATATCTTCAACGGGTTGGGCGCCAGCGATGTAGCCGGCCCGGGGACTCCCAACAAGCTTGATTCTCTTGCCGGCATCGGCGACGTTCTTATCCGCGAGCTAGGTGGACAAGGCGAACTTATTGGTACCTGGCAACTGAAGAATCCTTGGATCACAAACGTTAAGTTTGGCGACTTGGACTATGCTAGCGAAGATTTGCTTAATATTGATTTAACTTTCAGGTATGATTGGGCATGGTATGGGCCTGGCGCACACGAC